TGATAGATGCAGAAGGATTGATTCCTAATAACTTTGCCCATTCCTTATTAACCTTTATTGCTTCTCTCTTTAATTTTGTAAGAAAATCTGGAAGGCTTGTACCACCGTGCCACTCCGACATAGTTTTTGTAGAGCTACTATTCATAAATTCATTATCCATAATACCAGTAAGTGATACACCTAATAGTGCCTCCTCTTCCGTATTTATAATCCATTTCTTCCTGAGTCTTTTAAGGTTTGTTAGAGATGCTTGGAATGTACCGAGTATCGTAGCCAACTTTACCTTTCTTAATATATCCTTGTGTGTATCTTTCGCTCTAATCACAACCTCTGTAAGATTACAGAACTGTCCGTCCCTAAGGATAATCTCTGAGCATGGGTTACATCCAAATTCGTGTTCGGTATCCCTTCTTCCTGTACGAGCAACCTGTTTAATTGCCGCTTCTCTATTGAAGATACCACGCTCACCTGATTTAGAATCATAGAGAGAAGTCCACTCTTTCATAAAGATACCCATGTCTGGTTTCTCTGTATAGCAGACAGAGTTATTACTCAGTGCCATCTCTGGTGTGTCTATCCACCACTGGCCAGTCTTGGCACCACGCATACGTTCATCAGTCAGGTTGCTAAGACTAATTAGTGCTGACCTACGAACACCTCCAACCACTACCACCTCTGCTATCTTACACATCAGACGATGACATTCATATGAGTTTAGTTTCCTGCCACCGGCATTACGGAAAATGTTACAAGAGAAATGGAACAGGTCCACCAATGGTTCAGGACCACTAGCCCTGCCACCGAATGTATTAAGCCTAGCTCCCTTAGGTCGGACCTTAGATATGTCCCAGTGTGGTACTTCACCATCAAACAAATAACTGATTAGCTTCCTGAACGCTGACTGCCAACCCTCCTTGCTATCCTGTACCACAATAGTGTCATCAACATCAACAACCTCATCAGGTATCTCAGGGAGCTTGTTAATAAACTGTCGTTCAACACTGAAACCTACGCCAGTACCGTGCATGAGAATATATAAACACTCATCAAATGCCTTGGGGTGGTCCACGCTGAGGTAGGCACAGTTATATCCTGCTATGTTATTGTCCTTTAGTGCCTTGCCTGCTGTCATCAAAGCTCTCATGCTGGGCATAACCTCAAGATTTAATACTGCTGTTTCCAGTTCCTTCCTAATCTTAGCTGTAAGCTCATACTCTGTATTATCTTTAAGGTGCTCTTCCATGAAGTCGAAGTAGCGGGCAACAGTTTCCTTCCATGTTTCCCTTCTGTTCTTCTCAGGTAGCCAGCGTGCATACCTACTAAGAGCAATAAAGTTTTGGTAATCATTTGGTAGTGTGTTCAATATGTCCTCCTCTTTTCTTTAGTTCTTTCTTTTTGTTGGGAACTACTTTGGTGTGCCACAGTCTATCATACCGTAGGGCATACTTTAGTTTGTTCTTAATTCGGTGTGTCGTACTCATCTTCTACTCCTGTAAACTTATCCATCTTCTCTATTAATTTATCTTCAAACTTATCTAACAACTCTTCTGGTTCAATTTCTAATACTTCACAGAGCAAGCATACATCATACAGAATAGCTATCCTTTCTTTTAGTTCATTAAATAATAGTGTCATAGCATTTTAATTCCTCCAACGTGTCCACTGTAAACCATCTGAATCCTTCCTTGTCACACCATTCACCCATAGTTATTTTACCACCCTTCCTAACTTTTTTCTTGGGGTTGGTAAGAACAAACACCAGTTCGTATGCTGGAAGTGAATCCCTAATGGAAATATATTTTCTGGTATCACCATTCCTAAAGAATCCTTTACATTCAACCAGTAAATCATACTTAACAAAATCAGGAATATAGTTTGCTTTAATTATGTAGGGGTACTTACACGGTTCATACTGCCACCCTTTTAATTGCTCACCTACATCTGATTCAAACTTGTTTCTATATTTAGTGGTATCTTTTGTTTTCATTATCTTCAAGTATAAAAGTGAAGTCCACATCATTACCGTTGTCTGGACTGAAGTTGCCCTCCTTCATGGCTGGTTCATCCATGCAGTCAAGCATAAAATTAAGATTCGTAAATAACTCTCGTTCACTACTACCGACAGGCATGGCTGGGTCCCCTCCAATGGAGTTTACTTCACCATCATCATCATAGTGAACTTCCCTAATGGAAAAGCCCCCATCCCGTTCTTCAAATAATCTATAGTTCCAATGGCTCATCTTAATTCCATTACGTTAGGTTCTTTATTAACTACAGCTAGGAATCTTGGACCACTTGAATAAAGAAAGGTTCTCATGTTAGGGTAACAATGTTTCTTGAACTCACAATAAGAACATCCTATAGGTAGTTTCATGTTGCCTGATTTACCATCAGCAACCAGCTCATAACATGGCTCAGGAATCGTATCATCTTCTATCATTTCCTTGACGTGCTTGATTCTTTTAACAACATCTTTATCTATCAGGTCTATCTTTGTTGTTGTTAGGTGGCCATTCTGTTTATCCATGGCTAGGAACATGGCTTCATCAACACCTTCCGCCTGCCCGTATCCACTTAGCTGGTCTATGTATCCAAAGGGGTCATCATATTCCAAACGGTTTTCCTTAAACTTCTTAAAGCCATAGGTTGAGGTTGACTTCACATCACATAGTATGCCATCAATCTTACAGTCCATGGAACCCTTGATACCCTCAAGTTCCACTCGCTTCTGCTCATCAGTAACCTCATGTCCTGATAGTTTGACTAAAGCTAACACCATTTCCTCAATCAAGTTACCATAAAGAAACTTAATTAAAGTGCTGGCTCTAAGCTTTTCACCTTTGTACTCACTTCTTCTGTGTTTATACCACAGCTTTCTATCAGGCTGTCCAATGTTAGACATCCTTAGGGTACCACTGGTATAGTCTTTAGGGAAAAGCCATTCTCTCATTAAGGTTTCCATGTTGGAACCAAATTCCTTAAAGATTTTTTCCGAATCAACTCTAGCTGGGTGGCTCTTAGTTTCAACTAAATTATATATATCCTGAATTAAATTATCCATTGCTAATCCTCCTTAGCTTATTGTTTTCCTTACTGTTTTCCACTTGTTGCTCTATCAGTTTATCCAAGAACCAACGAGCTTTCCTTAAGTCACATATTCCATCCTTGAACCTCCAACGAGCAATATATTTTTGTATATTGGCAGTTAGATAGTCCATCTTCTGGTCTAGTATGAAATCTATTACTTCAATCTTACCCTGTTTATAATGTATTGGATTCAATTCATTAGTGGGTTTCATTCCAGTTTCCTCCTATCTTGTATGCACCATCCAGTGGACAGTTTAAATTAAATTCTTCACCAGCTTTCTTAATCGCCCTAACAGCAATTTCACCAAAAGCTTTGGCTTCACTTTCATGTACCTCAGATTGTATTTCATCATGTATATTTCCTATAATTTTATAATCTATTTTGTCTGCTGTTGCAGAATCATCAAGCAACACTAAAGCCTTTTTCATAATGATTGCACCAGCTCCTTGAAGCAGGGTGTTGAGAGCAGAGTGCTCACTTCTAACCCATATTCTTCTACCATCTAGGCCAATTAGGTATCCTCTTTTAGAAGCTGTTGTCACTCGTTCCCTAAGAGATTTAAGTGCAGGTGTGTTATCAAGAAACTTTTTCTTAACGGTCCTACCAATTACTTTACTACCACCTACAATGGTACCAATCTTCTCATCACCTGCTCCATAAAGGAAGGCATAGATGAATGTCTTGGCTTGGTCCCTAGTTTTTAAACCAGCTGACTTCTGATTGGCACTGTGTATGTCACCACCAATTACTTCCTTCGTATACTCAGAGTCATTCATATAGTGGGCGAGCATCCTCAGCTCCAGTCCAGAGGCATCACAACCCACCAGCTTGTAACCTTTAGGTATGGTCCATAGTTTCCTACACTCCTTGCCATAAGGTGAATAGGAAGCAGGAACCTGTGCCATGTTAGGCTTGCTGTGTGTCATGCGGCCAGTGACAGCACCAATGGAATTGACACGACCTCGTACCCTACCATCAATCTCAATAGCATCTACCCCGCTTTGTACCTGAGCCACACGTTTCTGTAACATAAGATATTCAGCTATCTGCTGTGCTTCCGGAATGTCAACACCACTAAGAACACTCTCATTAACAATAACATTTCCTTTCTCAGTAAATTCTTTAGGCTTCCAACCAAAGTGTTGAAGGTACCTACCAATCTGTTGACGTGAGCCAAGATTAAATTGAGGATACAGGTAGTATCCCCATTGAGTTTCACCAGCACCTGTTCTCTCACCTATATGTTTCCAACTCGCACCCTTATCTAACTGTGCTTGATAGCGTTTAGATATAGAACCATCTTTATTATGAGTCTTGCCTTCAGGATAATTAAGTGGTATCCATACAGGCAGAGGTTTAAATGTTTTCCTTACTGTCGTTTCCACGTCATGTAGTTTCTGTCTGAGCTCACCCAATAATAAGTTAGCGTCCCTCTCATCTATGGTCCACCCATTCTCTACCTGCTGGTTTACTATCCGAGCCACGTTGTGCTCAAGTGTAATGCTTTCCTCTCTAAAGTCTTTAAGTTCTTTCATTAGGTAGTCATACACTAGAGCTGTTAACTCCACATCTCTCTTACAATAATCAACCATTTCCCAAGAGAAACTGGACCAGTCAGTGTGTTCACCTTTCTCAAAGCCAAGCCTGATACCCCACGCATTTAAGGAATGTCCTCCATCCCTGTGTGGGTGAGCAAGCCTAGACATTACTAATGTATCTTGAACAGCTCCTTTCCATGTGAATCCCGCAAGTCTTTCCAAGATGGGTAAATCATATCCAATAATGTTATGCCCACAAATGTCAGTAATCCCATTATAAAGAATCCAATCACCAAACTCATGAATATCATCCCCAATAAATGTATTAGTTGTTCCATGTTCTACCTCCTTAGCTACGATACACCATATAGTGTCCGGCTTTAAGCCATTAGCTTCTATGTCTAAAATAATTTTTCTCATTAAAATTCCTCCAGTCCGTCCGACTCCTTCATTCTACCAGTATGCTTGTCATAAAACAAGGAACAGGCAGGACCAGTGAGCCCACTGAAACGGTTCTTTAATACTCTCACTAGGGTTGTGTTGCGTACCTGCTCATCATCTGCTTGCTGGTTACGTTCCAATCCAATCACCATGTCCGAGAGCTGAGCTATTGAAGCTGAACCTCGAAGCTCTGAGAGGCTAATCTGGCCACCTTCTTCATGTCCCCTACCTATGGGCCTCCGTAAATGAGAAACGAGGAATAAACCTATGCCTGTTTCCTGTACGAGCTGTCTTAGCTTGGTCATGATACGGTCTATTGCTTTACGTTCATCAATCACCTCTTGGTCACTGACTACAATGGACAGGTGGTCCAGTATAATCCATTTACAATCCAATCCTTTGGCTAGGTACCTTACCTTACTGAGTAAGTTATCCTCACTGGTACTACCGAAGTGGTCATACATAAACATACGACCATTTGCCATGGTGCTATCCCAATATTCCTTGAGCTCCTCATCATCTATGTCATTAAGATTAAGGTGCAAAGGTTTGTTAGCCTCGATGGACATGATACCCAGTGTTGTGTTCTTTACGTTTTCCTCTAAGGCGAGGATACCTATGTTCTCTGTGGTTGTCTTGAGTAAGTAATGCTCAAGCTCTCTGACCATTTGAGTCTTACCCATGCCAGCACCACTTGTTATGGTTACTAACTCACCCCTACGGAACCCATAGGTCAAGTCATTAACACCAATCCAAGGATAGGGTACGGATTCAACCCTGATTTTCTCAGTCAACATTTTCCATGTGTCCTCACTAGCTACAATACCATCAGGTCTGTAGGTCTTAGCATCCCACCACTGTCTGGTGAAGTTAGCAATCTGACCTTTCATTAACATTTCATTAGCGTCTTTCCTGTGTAGGTTACACACCTTAACTTTATTAGGTGAGAACAAATCCACTACACTCCTGACTGCTTCCCTTCCTGCACTGTCCATGTCGA